CTTCTCGAAAGAAAAGAGTGTGTTAAAGTTGAAGAGGTTGATGATTATGGGGAAACTTATAGAGAGACTATTAGAGGTAGCCATGTTAATGATATGTCGGGTGATGAACCTGTGTCTTGGAAAAAAATAGAAGAGTGTCTACCCCGTGATGATGAAGACATTGACACAGGCAAAAGATTTTTAAACTATGAAGATCCTGATTGGGTTTCAGATGATTATGAATGGGTTAAAAATGAAGACGGTACAAATATAAAAAAGGAGGTAGGCAATGGAAACACCAATACTTGATAAAGATATAGATGATTGGGGTAAGGATGAGCAAGAAGAAGCTTATGATAAACTACAATCATTGAAGCAGGACTTTGGAGGAGTACCTACAAAGTTATATATAAACGAAGATGAAGAACTACAGAGTTATATAATGTGGTTTGCTCGTATGGAAAATCTTCCATATGAGATTACTGATGGGAAGACTAGGGTATGTTAGAAAGTATACAAACTATACTATGGGTATTATTATATATAATAGTATTCATAGCATGTTTTAAATAAAATAATACTTGACAAATCAACTAAAGTATGATATAAGGTAAATATAAAAATAGGAGGACAAATGTCTGATAATAACTTAATAAATATAAAACAAATGTCTAATGAGCAAATTATGCAAGCCATTGGACAAGACGATGGTTCTAGTATTGGAGTAAATATTCCTAGACTAGCAATTAATCGTGCGCCCGAAGATGATGATGGTAATAAATTACCAGCTGGTCATTTCTATGTATATGATTCTGCAGTAGGTCAAAATGTTTTTGGTAAACCAATTACACTTAGACCATTTTTGAGTGCAATGCAATATATGCATTATAATGCAGAAAAAGGAGAATATATAAATAGATCTATCATATTTAAAAACTGGAAAGAAGAAGTTATAGATATGCTAGGAGGAACTAAGTGTGGTAAGATGTCTTTTAAAGAAAGATCAACTCTTAATCAGGAAGACTTTGAAAAACAAAGAACTATAAGATGTTATAAACTTGTTTATGGTCTTTTATCTTTTAAAAATGGTGTAACTGCAAAAGGTAATGCTCATAATTTAGAGAATTTACCTGTTCTATACAGAGTTACTGGTACTGCTTTTTCACCTGTCAGTATTGCTTTAAATGAGTTAAGGGAGAGAAAAAAGTTCATGTTTAATTGTACTTTTTCTTTAGATACATTAAGACAGAAGAAGGGCAGTAATGTTTACTATGTACCTAAGATAGCAGTAAACGCAGATACTAATTTACAGTTGTCTGATACAGATAGAGAGACATTAAATAGATTTCAAGAATCTATTAATGATGAAAATAAAATAGTCATTGATGCTTATAATTCTGCAAAAAAGAAACTTGTAAATAATAATGACAAAAGTGATCTTAAGGTTGTAGAAGAGTTAAGTCCAGAGCAAGTGCTATCTAAATAATGAATAATATATTGTTAAAAGTACAGCAATATTTAGACTTAGCATCTAGAAAGCCAGTTGAACTGGACAAACAGTTAGTGCAGAAGTTTGGTGAGGCGTGTAAAAACGCCTTACTTAAACAGTTTCAAGGTGAGAGACGAACTAAATTTGAACCTAGAATGTCTAGTATAGGTAGACCATTATGCCAATTACAAATGGAAGCTAAAGGTATTAAAGGTGAGGGGCAACCCTATAATGTTAAGATGAGAAATACTTTTGGTGATATAATAGAAGCATTAGCTATATTTATACTGAAGTCAGCAGATATAGATATTAAGAATGAACAAAAGAAAGTTGCATATAAATTTAATGGAAGTACAATTGAGGGTAAACAAGATGTTGAAATTGATGGAAAAATATGGGATATTAAAAGTGCGTCACCATATTCCTTTCAAAAAAAATTTAGTGAAGCAGGTGGATTTAGCGAAGTTGTTAAAGAAGATTCATTTGGTTATGCATCACAGGGATTTTTATATGGTGAAAGTCAGAAAAAACCTTTTGGTGGATGGATAGCAATTAACAAATCAACTGGTGAATGGGCTGTATGTGAAACTCCTGTAGTAGTTGAAGAACATAAAAAGAAAGCTATTGATAAGGCAAAAAATAATATAAAAGCTTTAAAAGAAAATAAACCTTTTGAAAGATGTTATGAAGATATAACAGAAACTTTTAGGACTAAACCAACTGGTAATAGAATTTTAGGTTTTGTGTGTTCATATTGCCCATACAAACTTCCTTGTTGGGGAGAAGACAAATTGCAGTTGTTACCACAGCAGCAATCCAAGGGTAAAAATCCTAAGTGGGTTTGGTACACTTCTGTAACAAATCCTAAACAGGATGATACTATAGAGAATGGTGGGGGGTAGTTCAAGGGGTCTGCTCTCTACCGACTCTATATGATTGATGTTATATTTTATACTATATAAAAATAAAAAGAAGAAAGATTATAAAATGTTTACAAATATTATTTTTAATAATGAAAAAGAAGCAGATGATTTTGGTAAAAGAAGTATGAAGAGAGGATTTGAACATAAAATTGTAGAGTATAATAATGAAAATTTTAAAAAGTATTGGTATAAATGATAAAAGATAAAAAGTTTAATATATTAAATTCAGTAAAAGTTTTAATCACTCCATGGGAAAAGGGCTTTACCTGTGGTATAGTAATGGATAGTAAAGCCAAAATGTCAACTGAGCAATATGAACTTTGTTCAACAATAGCACGAGGAATGATTAAAATGTCGACATCAGATCCCCATACAACTTTCTTGTATGGTTTAAGAGGATTTGCTGATGATCGTAAACATAACAAAGGTAGTATGCCTATAAATTCTGTAGCTGAATTTGATAACGATGATAATGTTATAGATTTTATTGAATACTTAAAAAACAAAAGAGATAAGGAGTTAAACTAATGGCAACACATTTAGTAATGGGTGATCCTCATTGTACACCTAAAGCAAACAATGATAGATTTCTGTGGGCAGGTAGGTTAGCCGCAGATATAAAAGCTACTCATATAATATGTATGGGTGACTTTTGTAGTATGGATTCTCTATCTACATATGATAGAGGTAAGAAATCCTTTGAAGGTAGAAGGTTCCAAAAAGATATGGAACATTCACATAATGCTCTGGCATTATTTAATAAAGGTTTGGGTAAGCATAAATCAATTAAGGTTATGCTTCATGGTAATCATGAAGATAGAATTGATAGGTTTGTAGATGAAAATCCAGAACTTGATGGATCTATAAGTATAAAAGATCTTCATTATAAAAAATATGGATGGAGAGAAGTACCTTTTAAATCTATAAAAGTAATTGATGGTATACATTATGCACATCACCTACCTTCAGGTATTATGGGTTCACCAATATCTGGTGAGAATGTTGCAAGGAGTTTATTAAATAAACATAAAGTTTCTGCAACAGTAGGTCATAATCATTTATTAGATTATGCTGTGTCTACATTACCAACTGGTAAAAAGTTACATGCTTTATCTTCGGGATGTTATTTAAGTCACCCAGAATCTTTTGCTAAAGATACCCAACACATGTGGTGGAGTGGTTTAATAGTTAAAAGAGAAGTTAGTAATGGTAATTATAATATAGAAACAATTGATATTAAGTCTATTAGGAGAGAATATGGTAAATGATAATGTTAATTCTCCCACCCATTATAAGTATGGTAAGAAAGAAACTATAGAAGTTATAAGGGATTGTACAACTAATGATGAATATCATGGCTATCTAAAGGGAAATATTTTGAAATATATTTCTCGTTATAAGTTTAAGGGTGAACCATTGGAAGATTTACAAAAAGCTAATTGGTATTTAAATAGATTAATAAAGGAGGTTAGTAATGGGACAAGTTAAACAAGCTGTAATTGAAGTAGAAGATCTAGTCTGTGGATGTTTAAGACAAGGTAGAACTCTCAATCAAACTATCAGAGATTTAAGAGAAATCTATGATAAAACAAATAATGCTAATCCGTATTTAACTAGTGGAGATTTAATAGAGGATAAGTATTATCAATTTAAAGGTCAATAATATAATAAAAGGAGGAGAAAGATATGTTCAATTTAAAATTAGAAATTCCAACTTATGCAGAGTGGAAAGTTCAAATGGAAAAATTCTTAAAAGATCAACCTGAACAAGCAAAGAAATATCAAGATCAAGTTCAGAAGTTCTGGCAAGATTTTTGGAATGATATATTTAAAATAAAATAATAAATAAAAGGAAAGGAAGATGACTAACAATTCAAAGGAGAAACCAATACCAACAAACCCTAGAACTTTTTTATTAAGTTCTGTACAGCTTACAGATATTATGAGGTATCTGATGACAAGACCATATGGTGAGGTTGTTAAGTTAATGAATATGCTTACAACTTTAAATCAATTGGATCCCAGCATTGGTGCAGACTTTGTTAAAAAAACAAGTCCTGGAGTTTCTGATGGAAAAAAATAATATATCAAAACACACAGGATTATTATTTGAACTAAAGATTGGACTCAATAAAGAGAACTCTATTGTAATAGATTACGGGGGGAAACCTGTGGGTAAAATTAGAGAAGCTTTAAAAGAGTTTAAATATCAGGCCAATTTATGTGCTGCCATTATTAATCATGCTAATAGTGTTGGTAAGAAATTGGAAGATGACATTAAAAAAATGATACAAACAATTT